TATAGATAAAATAATCACTGAATTAAAAGGTAAAGCTGATTTTAAAACTATCCGCCAAATTATAGCAGATGCAAATGTAGATGACTTTGATGAATTATTTAGAGCATTATATGAAAGATCATCTGAGTACTTACCAGGAAAAGAAGGAACAGTAGCTATTTTAATAAATGAACATCAATATAAAGCTAATTTCCGAATCGACAAGGAAATAAATACAATGTCGTTAATTTCAAATTTAATAAATAATAAGTAATTATGGAACAACCATTACAACAACCTAAAATTGATTTATCAAACACTACAGCATTAAAAAACTTTGATGGTGGTGATACATTTAAACAAGTCTTTATTATTCGTAAAGTATCTCGTTTTGTAACAGGTACAGATGAAGATGCTATGATGCCAATCCCTGTATTTGTTTGCACAGAATCAGGTAAAATTGTGGGTGAAGGATTACCTCCTGAATTAAGAGAAGAATATAAAGATCAACTTCTTTAATGAAAAATATCTTTGATTGGTTAAAAGCTATTAATTCTACTAAACCACCAGTTGAGTCATTTTCTGATAAAGACTGGGAAGTTTGGAATAGCTATATGGTTCATAGATTCATTAGTATGAATCCTGATTATATAGAGATAGTAAATTATGTTCAAGAATTTCCCCCACAGGAAAAAAGAATGATTTACAGCATTTATAAAGAATTTATTCCTAAAAATAATAAGTGGAATAAGTACATTAAATCAAAAACAAAACAACCTAACAAGGATTTAGTAAATCATATTAAAGATTATTTTGAATGCTCTAGTAAAGAAGCAAAAGAATATATAAATATATTGGCTGCCCCAGAAATAAATCGTATATTAACTAATAGAGGCTTAGAAAAAAAAGAAATAAAAACATTATTAAAATGAACAAAGAATTATACACTATGTTAAAAACATCTGCTGAAGCAGATAGAGCAAAAGCATTATTATCACTTGAATTGTTAGGTAATAAAGCAGTAGGTATTGGAGATCACTCAACTGAAGATTTTTATAAAAATGCTGAAGAATCACTTGTAATGTTAGTTGATGCTGATGATAGATTATCTATACTTAAAAAATATTTTGACCCAATACCAAAACAAAAAATCAATGGGTGATACAATAACTAAATACCACGAAATAATGAGTGATAGAGAAATTATGGATGCTAAACACCCAGAACAAGCAGCTATTAGAGTATTTGAAAAAGAATATCCTGAATTATCTCAAGAGTTTAAAAACATCCAAAAAGAAATGTACGAAATGTTTGCTCGTAAACATTTAGATTATGGATTAAATAATATTGCTTTAGGGGGGGATTTGACTAATGAAAAAGATAAAACATTTTCCCTTACAGGTCTAGCTATTAGGCTTACTGATAAAGTATCCAGATTAAAGAATCTTATAGTACATGGTAGAAACTATGTAAAAGGAGAAGGAATAGAAGACACGTTTATTGATATAGCTAACTACGGTATAATTGGTATGTTGGTAGGGCGTGATAAATGGAAAAAATAAGCTTTGGCTAAAAAAATACCTAAAATAGTAAGAGAGATTAGAAATAATCCTCCCCAAGAGATTAATTTTGCATACCAAAAAAATGTCTCTTACTCACAAATGTCTATATTTCGTGGTTGCCCTCATCGTTGGAAACTACAATATAAGGATAAAATAAAGGTATTTACTTCTTCAATCCACACTGTATTTGGAACTGCTATACATGAAGTATTACAACATTATTTAGATGTGATGTTTGATACAAGTGCTGCTAATGCTGACAAATTAGATTTAGAGAGTTTATTCCAAGAAAAATTTATTGGTGAGTATCAAAACCAATATAAACGAAATAAAAACCAACACTTCTCTTCAGCTGAAGAAATGAGAGAGTTTTTTGAAGATGGGGTTGGTATTCTAAATTGGTTTAAGAAAAAACGAGCTAGATATTTTTCAAGACGTGGTTGGCATTTAGTAGGTTGTGAATTACCTATAGTAATTTCGCCAAATAAAATGTATAATAACATAAAATATACAGGATTTCTTGATGTTGTATTATACCATGAACCAACAGAGACATTTAAGATAATCGACATTAAAACCAGTACTAAGGGGTGGAATGCACGAGATAAGAAAAATGAAGATAAACAATATCAATTACTTTTATATAAACAATTTTTTAGTGAACAATATGGTGTTCCTTTAAGTAATATTGATATTGAATTTTTTATAGTTAAGAGAAAAGTAATGGATTGGGATGATGAAAATATTATGTCACCCCATCAAGCATATAGAGTACAAACATTTACACCACCTAGTGGAAAAATTAAATTAGGAAGAGCTAAAAAAGCTATAAGTAATTTTATAAATGAATGTTTTAACTCAAATGGAGATATTAAAGATATAGAATATCCTAAATCTGTTTCTAAATGGAATTGTATGTTTTGTCCTTTTAAAGAAGATAAAGAAACTTGTGGAGAAGGTATAATTTACTAATCTCTGTATATATTTATATTAAATAATGTTATTAAAATAAAGATTATGAGCGCAAAAAAAGATATGACACTTACTAGTGTAAAAATCAAAAGCGATTTATTCGAGAATTTTAAAATTGAATGTGTAAAGCGAAAGTTCTCTTTCCAAAAACTTGCCGATCGAGCTATTTATTTGTACCTTACAGATGAAGATTTTCGTAAGTCAATTACCAATCAAACTAATCTCGAACTATAAATTGTAAATTAAATGAATAAAAGTTTTGAATATCTTCCCCAAAATAAGAGGAAGAAAATATTGTTAATTTGTGATGATATTAGAGTACATTCTGGTGTAGCTACTGTAGCAAAGGAAATTGTAACTCATACTTCCCATGTTTATAATTGGACTCAAATGGCAGGAGCAATTAAACACCCTGAATTTGGTAAAATTTTAGATCTGTCTGAAGAAACTAGCAAATTATCTAATATTAAAGATGCTTATGTAAAACTATACCCAGTAAACGGATATGGTGATGCTAAAATTTTAAGAGAGGTTATTCAAATAGAAAAACCCGATGCTCTTATGTTAATTACAGATCCAAGATATTTTAGTTGGATTTTTGCTATGGAAGCAGAGATTAGAAAAACTTTACCAATCATTTATTTAAATATATGGGATGACTATCCTGCCCCAATGTATAACAGTGCTTTTTATGAGTCCTGTGATTTATTACTAGGTATTTCTAAACAAACTGTAAATATTAATAAGTTAGTTTTAAAAGGAAAAGAAAAAAATAAGATATTTAAATATATTCCTCATGGTAAGGATCCTAATAAGTTTTTCCCTCTAAGTGATGAAGTATTAAATAGCACAGGGTATAAAGATTTTAAAAAACAAATATTTAAAGACCAAAATCCTGAATTTGTAGTATTTTTCAATTCCAGAAACATTAGAAGAAAACAAATTCCTGATTCAATGTTAGCTTTTAGAGAATTTTTATATAGTTTACCTAAAGAAAAAGCTAAAAAATGTTTTATGATTTTACATACTGAAGCTGTAACGGATCATGGAACTGATTTATATAAGGTAAAAGAATACTTTTTTGGTGAAGATTTTCCTGATCAAGTAATATTTTCACATAATAAATTTGATGAACAAGGTTTAAATTGGTTGTATAATTTGGCTGATGTTCAAATGTTACTTACCTCAAATGAAGGTTGGGGGTTAACCATTACAGAAGCAATTTTATCTGGTACCCCTATTATAGCCAACACTACAGGTGGAATGCAAGATCAAATGAGATTTGTAGATAAAGAAGGCAAATGGTTTACTCCAAGTGCTGACATACCTTCAAATCATAGAGGTACATATAAAGAATGTGGAGAATGGGCATTTCCCGTTTACCCCACATCAAGATCAGTTCAAGGTTCACCCCCAACCCCCTACATTTATGATGATAGGTGTAAATGGGAGGATGCAACTGAACGTCTAAAAGAAGTTTATAATTTAACCCCTGAAGAACGTAAACAAAGAGGATTAAAGGGTAGAGAATGGGCTATAAGTAATGAAGCTGGTTTTACTTCTAAACACCAAGCAAATAGAGTATTAGAAGCTTTTGATGAATTATTTAATACTTGGTCTCCAAGAGAAAAATATGAATTAGTAAATACTAATGAATATAAAGGTAAATTTTTAAATCATAAATTAGTATATTAATAATGAAAATACATAATCCAACAAACAAACCAAGATTTGTAATTAGTTGCCCTTTTGATACTTATTCAGGATATGGAGCACGTAGTCGTGATTTAGTAAAAGCTATAATTGAAACTAATAAATATCATGTGGAATTGCTTCCACAAAGATGGGGACAAACTTCATGGGGTTTTTGTGATGATCATAAAGAATGGGCTTTTTTAAAAAACCATCAAATCCAAAAACTAACCCAAAAACCTGATATTTGGATGCAGATTACTATTCCAAATGAATTCACCCCAGTAGGTAAATATAATATTGGTTGTACTGCTGGTATTGAAGCAGATGCTTGTAAACCTGAATGGGTAGAGGGATTAAATAGAATGGATGTAAACTGGGTTTCTTCTAGTTTTGCAAAAAGAACATTTGAAACAGTAAATTTTGAAAAAAAATCTAAATCAAATAATCAAGTTGTAGGACAAATAAAATTAGAAAAACCTATTAAGGTTATATTTGAAGGGGCTAATTTAGACATATATAAAACAATCACCCCTAAAGAAATAAAAACCATTGATTTAAAAGATATAAAAGAGGATTTTTGTTACTTATTTGTAGGACATTGGATGAATGGTGATTTTGGGCATGATAGAAAAAATGTAAGTGTATTAATTAAAGCATTCTTTGAATCTTTTAAAAATAAAAAGAAAAAACCAGCTTTAATCTTAAAAGCATCTACTGGAATAGCTTCATATATGAGCAGAGATACTATTTTAGATAGAATTCTTAGTATTAGAAATACAATAAATTCTAAAAATTTACCTAATATCTACTTATTATCTGGTGAATTTGATGATCAAGAAATGAATGAGTTATACAACCACCCAAAGGTAAAAGCTATGGTTAGCTTGACTAAAGGAGAAGGATTTGGTAGACCATTACTTGAATTTAGTCTTACAGGCAAACCTATTTTAGCATCTGCTTGGTCAGGTCACCTTGATTTTTTAAATAAAGATTTTGTTAGTTTAGTAGGAGGAGAACTAGAAAATGTTCACCCCTCAGCTGCTAATAATTGGTTAATCCAAGAGGCAAGGTGGTTTAAACCTGATATTTCAAGTGTGGGTGGGTTTTTTAAAGATATTTATAAAAATTATAAAATTTATCATAGTAAAGCTAAAAGACAAAAATATTACGCAAAGAAAAATTTTAGTTGGGATGAAATGAAAAATCTAATTGAAAAAGAATTAGATGAAAGTATACCTGAATTCCCAAAACAAGTTCAATTAAATTTACCTAATTTAAATATTCCTACGGTATGAAATACGATGATTTAAAAGAATGTACTAGATGTGGCTCTGATGCTTGTTATACTCAAGAAGTTACAAAAGATATAAATATAGAATTATGTTATGGGTGTGGTTTCCAAAGTAATAGTATAATAAAAAAAGGTAATGAGTTTTTTAATGAACAATTTGAAACACTTCCAGAATTATATAAAGAATTAATGGATGAAGAAGAAGATACGGGTAAGATATGGATGCCTACAATTATAAACTTAAAAGACCAAGGAATGGTGTTTGCTGATGGGTCTGGAAGAGGTAATTGGAAATGGGCAGGTGTAAAAGTAACAGAGGTACCTGAAGAAGAAAAAGAAAAATTCAAAGGCCAAAAATATAAACCAGATATGTCTACCTTAAAACATTTTGAAGAACGTGATTTTATTGAAGCACTTTCGTATATTGGGGTATTACCTGAGTAAAAATGAAAATAAGTTACGCAATAACAGTTTGTAATGAGTTTGAAGAGATTCAAAGACTTGTAAATTTTCTTTTAGAAAATAAAAGAGTACAAGATGAAATAATAGTTTTAGTAGACCTTACTAAGAATGAGCCTACCTCAGAATTATTAGAGTACTTACATAGGTTAAGTTCTAATGATATAATTACCTTAGTAGAGGATAGATTTAATAACCATTTTGCTGATTGGAAGAATAGATTAATGAGAGCTTGTAAAGGAGATTATATTTTTCAGATAGATGCAGATGAAATACCTACTAAAATGCTCATTGATAATATCCCAAACATTTTAGAAAATAATCCTTATAATGATGTTTATTTAGTTCCTAGAGTTAATACAGTTGAAGGTTTAACCCAAGAACATATTACTAAATGGAGATGGAATGTTGATAATGAAGGAAGAGTTAACTGGCCTGATTACCAATGGAGAATCTGGAAAAACAAACCAGAAATTAAGTGGATAAATAAAGTACATGAAAGATTAGAAGGTTTTAAAACATATGCTCCACTTCCTGCTTTTCATGATTTAGCTTTACAACACCCTAAAACGATTGAAAAGCAAGAGAAACAAAACGCATATTACGATACATTATGATTTTAAAATCAATTATCAATAAAGCGTATTATGGAACTATAGGATATATTTCCTCTATAGACGATTTAACCCTATTAGAAAGATATATTATTCATAACCTCCCGGTACTTAAAGAATATAAGGGAATTATAGTAGCTACTAATTATAAGGATTTAGATTTAGCAGTTAAAAATGCTCAATTATGGCAAAAATACTTTCCTGAATGTAAAATAATAGATTTAGAAAAAAACAGAGGACATAATTTTGGGACTGCTGATTTAGATAATGCTGTTTTTGATTATTGTAAAGATAATAATATAGAATGGTTATGTAAAGTATCCAATGATATTGTTTTAAAGGAAGAAGTTTTAAATATTAAAATTAATGAAGCAGATTTTTATTATTTAGAAGGTATAGGATATGGAGGATTAGCTAATAATAATTTTGATAATGATAAAATTTTAAATGAGTATTTTTTCCCCCAAACTAATTTTTATTTAATAAATGTTAGTAAAACAGATTATTTAAATGACATAAAATATTTAGATAAAACCTATAATGAAATCCAATCAACACCACCAGATGTTTATCAAAAAATGTTTGGTGGAAAGCCTGGAGGAATGTTTCCTGAGTGGGCTTGTGAATATTTTTTAGCAGACTGTGTTAAAAGGAATAAATTAAATAAATACCATTTATTATCTAAAGAAAAATATATCAAATTATTAGAATTAGTAAAACAATGGCAAATACATGATTGCAGTCATAAAAATATAATGATTGAAGGAATTTGTCATTATCATTTTGTAAACCAAGAAATAACAATGTTATGATTTTAGATATAAACCAAAAATTTCAAGAGCTTAAAAACCATCCTTCAGATATCAATGAACATTTTCCAACTTTATTAGAATATGGGAGAAAGTGTAATCATATTACTGAATTAGGAATGAGGGCAATTGTTTCTACTTGGGGTTGGCTTGCAGCTAAACCAAAAACATTAGTTGCCTATGACATACAAGATCCCAAAACTTGGAATAAATCTTTAGATGATATTAGTGACACAGCAAAAAGTCTTGGTACTGATTTTAAATTTATTAAAGCTAATGTATTAGATGTTGAAATTGATGAGACTGATTTATTATTCATAGATACATGGCATGCTTATAAACAATTAAAATCTGAATTAGAATTACATGCTTCTAAAGCTCGTAAATACATTGTATTTCATGATACAACTTCTTTTGCTACACAAGATGAAAGAAGTTATGAATCTTGGGGGGATGAATGGAAAGGAGATAATCAAGGTATTTGGAAAGCTATAGAAGAGTTTTTAGATTCTAATAAAGAATGGAAATTAAAAGAAAGATTTATGTTTAATAATGGTTTAACTATCATTGAAAAGACAAAATAATATGGCAAATGGTATTTATAAAGTTACAGAGCAATTTGAAGAAGAATTAGCTAAGTATACAGGGGCTAAATTTGCAGTTACATTAGATAATATGTCTAATGGTTTATTTTTAGCTCTTTATTATGAACATTTTATAAATAAAAGTATTAAAACCGATAAAATTACTATTCCATCAAGAACCTACCCATCGGTTCCATGTGAAATTATCCACGCCGGTTTAAAAGTAGGATGGAACCATGTTGAGGGGGAAACTATTACTGGTGCTTATCAACTAGAAGGTTCTAATGTATGGGATTCAGCATTAACTTTTACAGCTGATATGTACAAAAAAGGAACCCATATGTGTGTTTCATTTACAGGACCATATAAACATTTTAAATTATCTAAGGGTGGAGCTATACTAACAGACAATCTTAAAGCTTACCACTGGTTTAAACGTGCTCGTTATTCAGGTCGTAGAGAATGTTCTTACCATGATGATAATTTAGATATGTTAGGTTGGAATTTTTATATGATGCCCGAATTAGCTGCTAGAGGATTACTTTTAATGAACCAATTTTATAATATAGATGGTACTAAAAAGCATCAAAAAGATTTAACATTACCTTACCCAGATTTAAGTAAATTTAAAGTGTATAATCAGTGAAAAAAGCATTATTTGGTTATGGAGGACATGCTAGAGAAGTAGCTATGCAAATAGGAGGTGAAATAACCTTTTTTGTAGATGATAATTACGCTAATGATATAGCAAAGCCTATATCTGAATTTGACCCTTTAGAATATGAAATATTGGTTGCAATTGCTGACCCACATAAACGAGAAGAAATTGTAAATTGTTTGCCTAAGTTTACTCAATTTTTTACATTTATACATCCAACAGCTATTATTAGCCAAAACTTTGATGTTGTAATAGGTGAAGGATCATTTATAGGAGCTAATTCTATTATTACAACAAATGTTAAAATAGGAAAGCATGCTATACTAAATAGAGGAAATCATATAGGACATGATTGTATTATTGGAAATTACTTAAGTATGATGCCTGGATCGATTATATCAGGTAATGTAAGTATAGGCAATAATGTTTATTTAGGAACTAATTCATCAATTAGAGAAAAATTATTAATTAAAGATAATATAACAATAGGTCTAAATAGTGGGGTTGTTAAAAATATTATAGATAAAGGTACATATGCAGGTGTACCTACTAAAAAAATAAATTAAATGAAAATAAATATTTTTTACAGACATTATTATAGTAATGATTTAGAAGCTAATGGCAAGGGACAAGTTGCTACCATTTTTAATAATGTTGAAACAGGAGAAAGTTGGTCAGAACCCTTTAGACCTGAATGGTTTAACTATGAAAGTTGTTTTAGAAATTTACTTCATACTATTAAAGGGAAAAATGTAGAACTTCATTTAATTATGGATGGTGATGTGGATAAGGGTTTTATGAAAAATTATAAAGATTATTTCACCCTACATACTATCGAAGCAGGATCAGACCAAAAATCCTTTAATCAAACTTGGAAAATAGCAAATTCTCTTGAAACCCAAGATGATGAATTATTTTATTTTTTAGAAAATGATTATGTTCATGTTCCTTATTGGGTAGACCATGTTTTAGATGTTTTTAAAACAAATCCTAGTTTAATGCATTATGTATCTCTTTATGATCATAATGATAAATACATACATGAAGATTATGCAAATTTATTATCTAAAGTATATGCTTTCCCAAAACAACACTGGAGAAGTACCCCTAGTACTTGTGGAAGTTTTATTGTGAGCAAACAATTACTTAAGGCAGATTTTGATATTCATACTTCATTTGATGGTGACCATGAAAAATTTCTTCATTTAGGTGAAAAAAAGGGTAGAGCTGTATTAACTCCAATTCCATCATTATCAACTCATTGTGTAAGATCATTAGAAGCCCCTGTTATCAATTGGTCAAAATTAATAGAACTAAGTAATAACCCACTATGATATCAGTTATAATACCTACATATAAGTCCCCTGAATATTTAGATTTATGTTTAGAATCTATATTTAAAACCCAAACTTATGATAATCAAATTATTGTAGTTGTAGATGGATTTTTAGATTTAAATAAACCTGTACTAGATAAATATCCTAAAGTTCACGTATTGGATTTAGGAACAAACCAAGGATTATCTGTAGGTACAAATTGGGGTGTTTATAATTCACAATTTGAAGATATTTTAATTGTAAATGATGACAATATATTTTGTAGAAATTGGGATGTTAATTTAATAGATAAAGCTCAAGATGGATTTGTATGGGCAGTTAATCAAATTGAACCTAACCCATCAATGTTTCACCAATTTGATATAAAAGATCTAGGTAAAAACCCTGAAGAATTTAATTTAAATAAATTTTTAGATTATGCTGATTCTAAAAATGTAGATAAAGTAGAAATGAATGGTAGTACTTTACCTATTTTTATGAAACGCACAGATTATTTAACTGTAGGGGGATGGGATATAATGTATCCGTCTCCTCATGTTGTTGATTGGGATTTCTTTTTAAAATGTAGTAAACATTTTCAGTTATGGAGGAACTATAATGTTCATTTTTACCATTTTGCAGGGGCATCTACTAGAAAAACCCCAGAACAAAATACTGAATCAACTAAAAAAGAACAATCAGCACATGAATTTGCTAGATTAAAATGGGGTTCGTATATTAAACATGACCCTAGTAACAATTTAAAATATATTTAAATGAAAAAATACAAATTAGGTTTTACAGCAGGTAATTTTGACTTATTACATCCTGGTTATATTTACACATTTGAAGAAGCAAAACGCCATTGTGAACGTTTTATTATATTCCTCCAGAGAGACCCTTCTGAACACAGAAAATCTAAATATAAACCTGTTATACCTGAGTGGGATAGGTATAAGGCATTAATGTCTATTAAACATATTGATGAAGTATTTATGTATCAAACTGAAGAAGAATTACTAGAATTAATTAAATATTGGAAACCGGATCTTAGAATATTAGGAGAAGATTATATTGGAAAATCTTTTACAGGGGATGATTTACCTATCCATGTTATTTATACTTCTAGATCACATAATTGGTCTACAACAAAATTAAAAGATTTAATTACAAAACAAACAATTAAACAAAACCCAAATATTATATATGAAGAATAATATAAATATTTTTCCCGATAATAGAGGGGCATTTATTCCTTATAATTTAGAAGGATGGGACCAAATGAATATTAGTATAAATGATGCTAGATATACATTTAGGGGGTTACATTATCAAACATTTCCCTATCAAAGTAAACTAGTTAAAGTAATACAAGGAAAAGTTTTAGATATAATATATAATTTGAATACTAAACAAGTTAAAACATATGAATTAACTAAAGATAATGATTTATTTATTAGTAGTGAATATGCCCATGGATTTTTAACATTAGAACCTGATACTATATTCACTTACTTAGTTTCAGGAAAATACAACCCTAATAGTGAACATAGCATAGTTTGGGATACTATCCCAGAAATTAAGTCTATTATAAAAAGTTATATTGGGAATAATAAATTAACAATTTCAGAAAAAGATAAAATAGGAAAATGAAAATAGTTGTAACTGGAGGTTGTGGTTTTATAGGATCACATTTTGTAAATTTATTAGCTACTAAAGGGTCAGATATCGAAATATTAGTAGTGGATAAAATGACTTATGCTGCTAATATTAATAATATTATATCTGCTAATTATAGGGTACTACAAAAAGACATATGTGATCTAACTTTAGAAGATTTAGGAGATTATGATTATTTAGTTAATTTTGCAGCTGAATCCCATGTTGATAATTCAATTAAAGATGGAAGACCATTTGTTAGAACTAATGTTGAGGGTACTTTTAATTTGTTAGAGTTAGCCCGTCAAAATTCTAATTTACAAAAATTTATACAAATTAGTACTGATGAAGTGTATGGAGATATGGCTGATTATCTTATTATGGATGAAGCAGAACCTGATTTTGCATTAATTGGTTCATCTTATTATTCAGCAACAAAGGCATCAGCAGATTTATTAGTTCAAGCAGCGGGTAGAACTTATGGTTTACCTTATTTAATTACTCGTACTTGTAACAATTATGGAAAAAACCAACACCAAGAAAAACTTTTACCTACTATTATAAATTGTATTAAAAATAATAAACCCATTCCTATATATGGGGATGGATTAAATATTAGAGAATGGATCCATGCTGATGATAATTGTGAAAATATCTACAATTTAATGGTTGGGAAGTACAAAGGAATATACCATATTGGTTCAGGTGAAAGATATAGTAATTTAGAAATTATAGGATTAATTGAAAGTTTTTTAGATAAAAGAATTAATTTTGAATTT